AATTGACGGCAGACCAGATTTTGAAAACGCAAGACCAGTAGATACTTCAAGTATGTCCAAGAAAGAACTTGACAAAATGCTCTTTATACTGGATAATTTAGGTAGGGGTGATAAGAATGAACGTGGTAGTTCAGGGAACTAGCGATTTTGATGAATACAATGTATTCCTTCGTGCTATGGGTGTAGCAATGTCCAGCATGAAAGAAGCAGATGAATATTTCTATGTTTATTCTGTAGGCCCTGCCAGAATTAACTCAATGGTTTCTGAGTTCTGCAATCTGTCAGAACGAGGAATGAAGGCCAGAGGTAAAAAAATAAAGTATTACAAGGTGCCATTTTCTTGGGTTGAGGAGAATATGGATGACATGGACTACTTTGCCTTTTTAAGTAAACCAAAACAGGCTGTGTCAAAATTAATCGCAAATGCAGAATTAAAGGGTAAAGAAGTGGGGATATTTAGATACTAATGACAACTCAAGATCCAAGATTTTTTTGTTATAAAGAGGAGTATTTTGGCGGTACTGAATATATGGCCAGACATTTTCATAAAAATGTGGCTCCGTATGTTCAACAATTAAAAGAATATAACTGCTTGATTCTTCCAGGTCAAACAGATAGGTCCTACTTTGAACTTGTTTATGAACCTAAAGAAATAATTATATGGCTTCATAATCTTGTTGATCAATTTGGTTATCAACTTTATTATATATTTACAGATAAAAGGTTTCTTGCTAAAATAAAATACATTATAACTGTTTCTGAATATCACAGGCAGGATGTAATAAAGAAAACTGGCATAGATCCAGACAAGGTTCTTGTTATATATAATGCTATAGATCCAGTAGTAAATGATTTATCAAGGTTTGAAAATGTAAAAGTTCCAGAATTAATATACACATCTTCTCCAGGAAGAGGTTTGGAGATAGGCCTTAAGGCTCTTTCAGAATTAGATGTTGATTTTAGACTAAGCATATTTAATGAGATTGTTCCAGATTTAATTAAAGCAGACAGTGCTAATAAGAAAATCTTAGAAGATCCAAGATTTTATTTTTACGGTAAGACTCCACACAAAACGGTTCTAGATCATATGTCTCGTTCTCATATATTTATGCATACGAGCAGTTGGCATGAAACATTCTGTCTATCTCTTGTTGAGGGGCTTAGTGCAAACTGTTTATCGGTTTACAGCACATTTGGCTCTCTTAAAGAGGTTGGTAGTGGCTTAGGAATATCATATGATATAGATGGTAAAACAGAAAAACAACACGTAGAAATCTTTAAAGAAAAGATAACTACAGCAATTGACATGATCAAAAAGGGAGAATTTGATCCAGGCAGTCAAGCAGAAACAATAAACAATAAATTTTCCTGGGATGTTTTTAGAAACTCTTGGTTAGATTTTTATGAAAAGAGAATATAAATGGAAATAAAAGATTTAGATTTAATGGAAAAAATAGTTAAAAAGTATAAAAACTTAAGTTGGATTGGCTGGGATGTGGTTGATCGTCGCCCTACTCAGGCTGGTAGAACTGCTATTAATGGTGTTAGGGTCGGTAGTCAATGGTACGTCCAGACAACTTATCCAGTAACAACCAAAGGATGGGATATACCGAATAAGTATAGGATGTAAACGTGAAGCAGCATTTATGGAAAGATGATGCCTTGTGTTTGGGATCCGAAACAAACCTTTTCTTTGATACATACGAAGAAAATCCAGAGACTAGAGAGTTCGTAGATTCTTTGTGTCGTACATGTCCCATGGCAAGAAAGTGTTTTGCAGTGGGGGTATCTGGTAAAGAATGGGGAGTATGGGGCGGAGTATACCTAGAAGATGGCGAGATATCAAAAGAATTTAATAATCATAAGACTAAAAAAGATTGGTCTTATACTTGGCAAGCATTAACAATGGGGTAAATATGTATACAGATAATATGCGTAGGGCTTTTCATTCTATACCAGCGCCAAAAAACTTTGTTATTTCTATTATTGACAACGAGCACTTTGTTACAATAAAATTAGATGAAAGATCTTTTCTGCCTTTAAGTCATGATGAAAAGATAGATGCAGTAAAGTATGTAACATTAGTTAAGAAGGCTTTGGAAATGGAGGGGGCTATCGTAATGGTAACACGAGAGCCATTAAAATAATGCAGACCTTTTTACCATCATCAAACTTTGCAAGATGTGCAGCATTGCTTGATAACAAAAGACTAAATAAACAAATTTTAGAGGGGTATCAGATTCTTAATGTAAATTCTGGCATGTCAAAAACTGGTGGTTGGCGTAATCATCCAGCAGTTTTGATGTGGAAAAATCATGAGGGGCACCTATTTTATTATATTTCTGAGATGATCAAAGAGGCAAAAGTTCGAGGAATAAATACAACAGGTAATGAATCAAATATAAATGTCCTAATGGGCAAGGTTGGAGATAGTTGGAACTACGATTCACCTTGCTGGATGCTTGACAATAACAAACTTATGCGTGTAATTACAACACATAGGGCAAATTTGTTTAAAAAAGATCCTTTATATTATGCTCGGTTTCAAAGTTCTATGAATAGTCCTTGGAATAACCCCTGCTGTCCAGATCGTAAAACACCATGTCAATACTACTGGGTAACTCATGAAAGTAGAGTACAATAGGTATATGGACATTCTAACATTAATTCTTGGAATTTTTTCTGTATCTTTTGCTGTTGCATATACACTTTCAGTTTATAGATCAAAAAAATTAACAGAGGCGTTTGCACAACTTTTAATTTCTCAGGCTCAATTAGAGCAAGCACAAGAAAACTTTTTTAAAACAACGGCAGCAATAAATGATTCGGATGTTCACACTCAAAACTTTATAAAATTTTTATCCGATTCTCGTGACTGGGCATTTCAATATATAGAAGAAGTGCAAAATGGTCTACAAAAATTTGTTCAAGAGGTAGAGCCACAGATTAACCATTACAATAAATATGGGGCTGCAATAGAAGGTACTATGCCACCATATGATATCGCTTTGAAAAAGATTTCAAAGGAGATGGAAGATCTTAAAAAGTTTCTTCCAGAAGAAACAATTGATAGACGCTAGAGGAATTCCAACCTGTACGTGCCCTAATTGTGGAGGGGTACTGTTTAGAGCCTTAGTATCTTTTGATCCAGAAACCTACACGATAGGAATGTATCATTTAGACATTCAGTGCAATGACTGTGGTGCTTTTGCTACTGCCCCAACTCCGCTAGATAATCCAACACAAAGCAATGATTCAATTTAAATTAAAAAGTGCAGAAGAAGTTTATGAATACATTTATCCTGTGTGCGAGGTAAAAGACTGTACAAAGGAAAGTAAAAAATTGACTTCAACTGAAACAAGATTCGTAGACTTTTGTAAAAAACACTACGAAGATTATATTATGGGGGAGATATGAAAGAAATCGTAATGTCCGTTTTAACAGGTTTTGGATGTGGCTTAATATTTGCTGCATTCAAATTGCCAGTCCCAGCACCACCAGTTTTTGCGGGAGTCGCAGGAATTATTGGTCTTTGGGCTGGTTATGCTATACTAATAAAGGTTCTATCCTAGGAGGAAAAAATGGAACTTAAAAAAGAACACAAAGCAATGCTTGCATCCTATGGTCGTTCAGTAGTCGGTGCAGCATCAGCACTTTACGTTGCAGGAGTAACAGATCCAAAGGATCTATGGGCAGCACTCGTAGGAGCGCTTATCCCAGTACTAGCACGTGCAGTTAATCCAAACGATCCAGCATTTGGTCGTATGCCAGCAGCAAAGGCTGTTGAGGAAGCACTTAGCAAGGCTAAGGCTAAAAAGAAGAAGGCTGCAGAGTAATTATTTATTCTGTAAAAGAGAGCGGGCTTAGAAATAGGCCCGCTTTTTATTTTAAAGAATCAAAAAGTTCTAGATACTTATCTTTAAGAACTTCTACGGAAAAAGATTCAATGCCAATTTGAAGAGCATCACGCTTAACTTGCTGTTTTAGTTTTTTATTCATGCCAACATAATTATCAATCAGTTTGGCTAATTCTACAGGGTCCGCACCATAAACATCTATGGTAGATTTTGCTCTAAACTCTGTAACCTTTTTTGCATCAACAAGCCATTCTTTTGGCAAAACTTGATTATTTGGAGATAGATCTGTCATAAATACAGGCATTCCACTTATTAAGGCCTCGTTCATTGGAAGGCATAGCCCAGCATATCTTCTTGGTAAAACCATACCGTCAAAACCATAATACAAATCTTGTCTATTTTTAACATTCTGATACAGTAAAGATACTCTAGGATCTCTTGGTCTTCCATCAAATTCGGTTTGAGATGTTATGACTAAGTTGTAATCCTCTTTAGAATATCTTAGCATTTCTAATACAGTATCTGTTCCATTTCTATCCCGTGCTGCTTTTTTACCGCCTACATGAAGTATTCTTTTATGCACTCTTGACATATTGTGAGTTCTGGATTTATCAAATAATGTTATCTCAGTTGGTGGTGGTAAGTGGGCAAGAATAGTCTTATCACCAAAAAGTTTTTGAATTTTTTCAAAGTTCCATAGGCTTGGAGCAAGCAAAACATCTGGAAGCGGGGCATCTTTTTGTTCTAGATTTAACAAAAATTCATAGTTGTATTGAAGAACAGTCTTGACTCCCATATCTCTTGCTACATCTACAAACAAAGAACTATAAAATGTTTCACAAGACAATACAACATCCAGGTCTCTAAGAAAAGAAATGACCTCTCCACGCTTGGGAAATCCTGCACGTGTTACCGTATAATCATAATCTTGATACCAGTCAAAATTTTGTTTATTTTTATTAAAAAAGGTAGAGTCAACAACTAAAACTTTTTTAGGATTTAACATCTTGACAAGTTCTCTAGTCTGAGTACCAAGTCCTGTATTGTCAGATCTTGCTATTATTCCCAGTCTCATTCTTTATATCCCCAAACATCATCATCTGTTGTAAATTTACGTGTACCCTTGCGTCCATCAAGATGATAAGATCTTTTAATGTTTCCTTCTGGGTGATATATCCAAAGTTTATGTTTGTTCCAGCCCCCTTGACTAAAACTGTCGTAAGGAAGCATATCATCTTGAACTATACCGTGAAAAGTATCTTCTATAAAAAATTTATCCAGGCACTGTGGCAGCACAACATCTTTGTAATATTCTTTTCTAGAAAGATGGGGCCTCTGACTCCACTGTGCAGTTTTCATAAAATTATCTTCTAACTCAATCATTAAGTGTTTATGGGGATTTGGAATTGTAGACTCAAAGTGAAAACGAATAGTGTTTGCTTTACCATATTCAAACATATCTAAACATTTTTGCCAGTCGATTGGCACATCTGGAGTTAAAGGAGCATCCCCTTCAACATATAACAATAAAGGAGTTTTAATTTCGTTTATTGTTTCTCTCATCATACCTGTTTGATGACTGTGATCTTTAAAAACAAAAGGAAGTATGTTCTTGTATTCATGCAAACACTTCCAAAGTATGCGATTTTTATATTCATCATAATCCTGTTTGCGATCCCGTTGTTCTTCTCTTAATCCATCTATTTGCATAATAATTTCGTTTTCTGGAAAATGAACACGAATATCACTAATTGTTTGCTCTATCATTTCTGTGCTTGGATGATCTGGAATTACAGAGGTGGCCAGAATAATAGTAACGTCTCTAAGATGCATGTAGAGCCCTCATTATTTGAAAAGAAAAATCTCTTTTGTATTTTATCCACCAGCATACCGCTTGATGAAGATTGTTTGGATAATCATTCATTAGTTTTGCAAAAATGTTAGGCAATTCATTCCAGTCGTAAGTTAATTCTATTGGAACATTTTTGCCATAAACATAGTCGTAAAAATTTACTTCTCTGCCCTTCGGATCTTTACGATCTCCTATTGGTAAGGTCAACATTTCTATTGCCTCAAAAAACCTAAATGAATCTATTACTTGTGCACCAGATGGGGCTGGAGCAACTTTTGCGCTTGCTAGTTTGTGATAGTACTCTTGTGGTGGATCTCCCTGTGCAAAGCCCTCTGTAGGGCAATATAGGGCGTTTTTGACTGCAGACATGGCCTTGGCTAACTCTTGTCTGCGTTGATGAGTTATCTGACCACCAAAATAAATGTCATAATCTTTAATAGGATAATCAGGCAGGTTATTTTTTAAATGCTGAGGAACTCCAATAAAAAATCTATTATATTTTTCGTGTTTTTGGTGCGGGTATTGAATCCAAATACTTATATTAGGATGCTTAATTGCATCAACATTAAACAAACCTTGCTCATCTCCAGTTATAAATAATACAACACGATTAAGGCTTGCTAGTTCTTTGTTTATCTGTTCTTCACTACCTGCGTTTCCTTGGCCTGGTATTACAACAAAAGCCCTATCATCTTTAGGAATGCTAGCAACAGCAACCTGTTCTACATGATTACGCTCAAAGGATGACCTAAGCAGTTCGTAATCCCATTTACCGTCAGCAGAATCAAGTGGGTCTGTAGAAAAAATATATGCTTTAGATTGATTCATAATATAAGTGTACTTCATGTTGATAGTCAAGCAATGTTTCTTTATACCCAATACCCTTGATAAATTGTCTTAAATCATGTAGATATTCTTTCCAATACATCATCATAAACTCTGGGTGTCCAGATAGCCATATCTTTGGTCTAAACTCTCTCATAACCCTTTCTGCACCACCAAGAACACGCCACTCACTACCTTCAACATCAAGAGATATTGCTGTTGGTGGTTTCATTCCCTTTTCATAAACAAGA